CTTGTATTATCAAACTGTTCCTCAGTCCATTTGTATTCACGGCAAACTCGAGCTTTTACTTTGAGCCAGTCTCGATCGGCTCCGGCGCTAAAAAAGTACCCTGGTTTATCCCCGATTCATCCACAATATAATTGACATCAATTAGATTTAACATTCCAACATTGCCTGGAGTAATCTTAAGAACTATTCCCTCAGCGTTTGTAATATTCCAACTCTTAATTAGAATTTGCAGCGGTGCAGTAATAGGATGTTCAATTTGTAGCTTGTTCATTAACTCGGCATCAGCGGCAGTAAGACTGGTATAAATCACCACCTCTCCTCCCTCGATAGTTTTTAGCTTTACTGTTTTTGTGGCTCTTTCTTTTAAAATTGGCATATTATTTAGGCGTAAATACTTTGGTAAAAATTATTAGTGCTATAAGCCACAAGATAATCCCAAAAGGCATCATGAATAATCCTAGTATGAAGAGGAATATCGGTACGGTTATACCCATTGTCATTTTCATACCCATACTAATTAAATCGTCAGATACCTCTCTTGTTGTTTTTTGTTTATCCATATGATTATACTTTATCATACTACACAAAAGAGCGCCATGATAGCGCTCAGTGTGCACAGTCTTAAACGGATTATGAGCTCGGTACGTTTGGATATGAAGACGTTGCGTTCAGCAGCGTTACTTGTGATTGCTTCTGGTCAGCAGCGTTATAAAACGCTCGGAACGATACTTCTTGAGTAATCAAATCAGCGGCCGCTCCGTCTCGGTTCCAGTCTTGGAACTGGACTTTATTTAGCGAGATAGTCAGTGTCGGAACATCGCCTGAGCCTAAATCAGCATCTCCAGTCAGAGTGATACTCATGTAAAGATCATCGTCCCCTAAGTAGTAATCTTTAAATGTTTCGTCAGTAAAGTTCAGAGTCATCGTCCCTTCAATCATCATCTTCGCGTTATATACATCGTCTGCACCAAGAGAGCCGACAACGTGATCTCGGATAAGACCTTGGTCGAAAGTGACAGACAGATTTTTAGCTTTAACCGCTGCAGCACCACTGAGACCTCCAGCACTTTCAGCTAGTTTAACTTCAATATCTTTAGCAATCCAATCGTATTCAGTATCATAACTCGGAGTATCTGAGTTACTGGCTGACGTTGCTGCAATGAAGCTCGCGGTAAATCGAACGTAGTCGTCAATCGTTGCTGAGATTTCAAGAGTTGAAATCATCGCGTTAGCAAAAACAGATTGTTGGACTGAGCCATCTTTTGCGAATAGTGTCAGAGATTGATGCTGGATAGATTGCTTCAGGTTAAAGACGTGAGAGAAAGACTCACCTAAGGTAACTTCTGAAGTTACGGCAAGTCCATAAAGGTTCGCAAACAAATAACCAATCATGTCAGCGTGAGCGATCCCTTCCATGTCTCCCTCAATGTGTTTTTGTACAACCCGTCGACCCTCTCCGTCTTCGAGTCGTCCTCGAGTTGTTTCGTCGATAGCGTGAGTAGCTCGCTCCACTACGTTAGCCGTAACTTTACGTCCCCACTTGTCAGCGGTACTTTCGGCAGTTCCCCGAGTTACCTCAGTTGCTACTCCGATTTCTACTTGTCGTCCGATAATTTCCATAAGCAATATATTAAGATAAATCTCTGATAAATTTATTACTTTAATAATACCACATCCTAAACATCAACAACCACTTTAATCTGTACTGAAAGCGGTGCGTAAGCTACTAGAGCTTTATCTTCCTCAGACAGTTCCCAACCTGCAGCTGAGTCAATGAGTACCCTAACTCTATGGCCATCGACTACTCCACCATTCCAATCATTGTTGAACTGCTCGACAATGTTATCAACCACAGAGGGGAGTACTTGAGCAAAAGCTTTATCAGCTGATCCTCCAACACCTTCAGCCGTTACCATGACAATCATTAAAAAGCTGTATATCATTTCATTCTCCTGACCAGTTAAGAATTCATTAGTAAATCCGTCTGGCTTAAAAAATACGTGAGGATACTCAGTGATGGCAGCTCCCGGGACAGTACTGAAAGAGGCGACTCCGGTAGTGGCAGTCAGTGAGTCCTTTATTTTTTGTATTAGTATTGCGTACATAATTTATCTTTTAGCTAAATCTCTTACTATAGATTTTAGCATATCGCGCTCTAGTGTTTGAACTTCTCTATCTTTATTTTCTTTTACATAGTCAAGCCACGGTCGAGCCTTAAGTCCACGGCTGGTTCCTCCGTGTACCGCTGCCGCATATGGCGCGGCTTGTTGATTCGGTCCAATCATTGCGCTAAGTGCTCTAATTTGAGTCCGGTGAGTATCTCGCAAATTACCTGACCTAGCTTTTTGAAATCCTTTATTACTATTCGTTCGATATCGGGGGTCATTACTTACCGGAGCTCCGCCACCTTGACCTCCAACTCTCCAGGGGGAGTTTATAATCCCTGATCTATAAACCGCCATCGCCCGAACGAGATATCTTTGAGCTGACTCTTTAACCTGGACGGGATTACGTTTCATAGCTTCCCTAAGTTCTTTAAGCCCGATGATAGTAATGTTTTTATCTGCCATATGTAAAAGTATACCACTTCCCTACTCACCTTGATGTCTGGGATTAACTAGTCTGAGCTCTTCTGAGCTCGCTTAGTTGACAGCGAGTAGGGTAGGGGAGACCCCTTTATTATCCGAGATACCTTTATTTATAGCCATATCTTATCTCAACCAACACCCAGAACTTTGCAGCCAAGGCCTAACCCCTTCTCTATCATAAAGGTACTCAGCATACGCGAGATTACCCTCCAGAGTATCTATATCCCAGCCGAGATAACTCGCTGGCTCTCGATGATATGAGGCCATAAGTTGCATGGCTCCGGTGGCTGAGCTGCCTGGATTTTTAAGCGGCTCTCCGGTGGCTGTATCCCATTGCCTAAACGTCGACTCACACTCAGCGACGGCAATCATCACTGGGGTATCTTTAAAAAATTCTTTAATAGCATCCTCGACTCCATCATTAGGATCAAGAAAAAGCGGACAGTCCTCCAGACATATCACTCCAGCGGGTAACGGCTCCGGCTCAGTTGTACCGCTTGAGGTAGCGAGTATCTGAGTCTCCGGAGCCGGGAGTAAAGCTGGCTCGTCATCTACTGGGAGAGTCGGAGTTGATTCTTTTATATACTCCGTCGTGGACGGCATAAAAAGGATTATCGATATAGAGAGTCCGACACAAAAAGCGACGACCCGTTTTATATTTAAAATCATTGTGTCAGTGTTACGACGAGCTCGAGATGAGGATTGCTCCCTATAGCGTTCTTCTGTATTTGCTGGACGTTATAAACTGCAGCATAGTCACCGACCGCCACTGTCAGCTTATCTCCCTCAGTAACATCCGTACCAAGAGCACACCATATCGAAAAGACTTTACTCCAGGACTCTCCAATCGACTCAGCTGTCTCCGGACGAGCTTGCTGGATGTGACCTTTAAAAGTAACGCCGGCGGTCTCGCTCGACGTCATCCCGGACCAGACCATCCTAGTAACAGCAATCGACTCAGTAAATAATCGGGAGATAGCAGACATATTACAAGTAGTACCGTTTATAAGAATCGAGAATCTCCATCGCCCGCTCAAAGTCTGACCAAGTATCTTTCCCATTATCTGAGTTGTAGGTGACTTGATAGTTTCCTATCCGTTCAGATTTGACCTGGTCCCCTCCCTGTCGAGACTGATTTAAGATACCAGCGACAAACACCGTCGCGACAAAACTTATATCGCTCGGGACATCCTGCGAGTATCCCCATTTACCAGTAATGCGATGATTTTGTCTACCAGTGGTGAAGTATCGATCGCGCAAAAGTATCTTAGTAATCGGCTTTTTAAGAGAGACATGATTAGCCGGCTCAGTAAAGTATCGATTACTTCCGGTATTGCCGATAGTAATGAATGACCCTCCAAAGTCATCGAGTCCCACCTCAACGAGTGTGAGCGCGATAGCGTCGTCAATAATCAGAGACTTATCACCTTGACCATTAAAGACACGAGCAGAGGCGACCGTGTCAGCGACAAAATTACGACCGGT